AACCAGTAACCAGTAACCAGTAACCAGTTACCAGTAACCAGTAAACAGTTACCAGTAACCAGTAACCAGTAACCAGTAATCAGTAAGGAGATTTACAAATGATTCAAAAAAGCACACATGCGATCCCGAGAATGGACTTGGCCGAGGCCTTCCACGAGTACTCGCCGCGGCGGGCAAGATTCATCGCGGATCTGATATTGCCGATATATCCCACGGTCAAGCAGGCCGCGACTCTCAGCGTGGTTATGAGAGAGAATTTGACAATTCCCGAGGTCGATCACGCCAATGGGGCCGTTTTCAATCGAGTCGATCTCTACATGGACGATCTCGACTATAGCTGTAAAGACAAGGGTCTCGAGGGCCAGGTTACCGACTGGGACCTGGAAAGATTTGCCACTGAGTTCGACGCCGAGGTCGAGACAAGCCAGTCCGTTAAGATCAAGATGATGTTGGCGAGAGAAAAACGGGTCCACGATCTGATCTTCAACACGACCACCTGGCCCGCCGCGACCGCGGCGCTTTACACGGACAATTCCGCCGCTCCCTGGGACGCTGCGGGATCGGACATCATTGGCCAGGTCCTCGCGGCCAGGGAATTAGTCCGTGCAAATACCGGCATTCCCGCCAATGCGATGATCATCGGAGAGGTCACGTTAATCAATATGCTGCAGAATACGGCGATCATAGCCCGGTTCCCCGGCGCATTGATTATCACCGAGGCCATGCTGCGTGCCCAGATGGGAGCGCTTATGGGGATTCAGGACCTTATCGTCGGACAGGCCGTCTATAACTCCGCCGATGAGGGTCAGACCTTCACGGGGACGGATATCTGGCCGGACGATTATGCGATGGTTGCCGTCCTTGGCGAAGAGAACCTGCCCATGATCGAACCACAACTTGGTCGAACCATTCTGTGGAATCCGTATACCTCGGACCTGGAATACGTCGAGAGCTATCGGGAAGAGCAGACCAGGAGCGAGGTGGTTCGGGTGGGACATGCGCTGGACGAGAAGATATTCGATGCCTATTTCGGGCACCTGATGAAGATCGATGCGTGATGGCGGATATCTTCGATGAAACCCTGCAGAGTGCGGCGGACAGCTTCTTTCTGCTGCCGGATACCGAGCTAATTACGTATATCCCGAAATCCGGCCCATCGCGACGGATCGAGGCTATAGTGAATCGGCCGGGTCCCGAGCAGAATGAAGTGCTGGTTAAGAATACTGCGACCGGCGGTATAGCGTCGAGCGAGGTGGATACGGGCGGCGACAAGCTGGAGCTCGGATTACGAGTGAACAATCGGCCCGTGACGGTTCGGATCACGGAAATAATCAATCAGGATGCAGGTATGATGCTGTTGAAGGCGTGGTAATGATCGAGATCAAATATGACGATGCAAAACTAAAGCAGCTCGAGCGGACCCTGGCCGGCATACCGCGTGCATTGCCGCGGGTAATGAGCCGAGCTCTGAATCGCACGGCCACGTCCGCGCGTACGCAGGTTGCGAGACAATTATCGCAACGCACAGGTCTGGGCGTTAGTGCCGTTCGCAAACAGATAAAGATGGGCAAGGCCAGCTATAGCAATTGGCGATCTACGATTCTAATAAGCTCCAAAAGAATGCCATTGATTGAGTTTAAGGCCAAACAAACCAGAAAGGGTGTGACGTATAGACGTGAAGGGTCGCGGATATTGATACGTCACGCCTTTCTCGCAATCATGCCGAGCGGTCACCGGGGTGTATTCAAACGTAAGACTTCCGCGCGTTTGCCGATTGTAGAGCTAAGGGGTCCGTCCCTGGGTCACGTATTTAGCGAGGCGCAGGATGAGGCGAATCGAATCTACCGGGAATCATCGCAGCGGCTCGAAAAGAACATTATGGACCAGGTGAATCTGATCTTGCAAAAGAGGAGGTCGGCATGAGCATTGCTGTGATCGAACGGATCGCCCTGGCCCTTTTCAATATGATCAATGAGATCACGACTGTCAACCATTTCAATCAGAATTTGAGCGCCGTTCGGCCGAAGCGCCTGCATTTGGAGGGCGACGTCAACAGCGATAATATGGTTATCATCGAGCAGGAAAACGCATCGCTTATGGACCAGACAGACGAGACCATTACCTGGCGTCAGCAGTTCACGTTGCAGGCCCTGGTGATAGATAGCGATAAGGCTACGGACCCGATCGATAATCGCCTCAACACGGTGCGCGCGGACATAGAAAAAAAGCTGGCCCAAAATCGCACCTGCGGCGGCTTGGCCGAAGGGATATTGTTTCGGGACTCCGAGAAGTTCATAAGCGACCCGCAGGTGGCCGGAATTGCGGTCAATATAGACGTGATTTACACGACGGCTTACGACGATCCGTACGTAGCAATGAATTAAGGAGACAAAAATTATGATAGGACATGGAACGACATTAGTGGGTTCGGTGACCGGCGCCATCGGCAATCTGACGAACATCGACTGGGACGGTATCACATCGGAAGATGTAGAGAATACCGATTTTGGCACTTCCAAAAAGATTCAGACGTTCGAGGGTGGACTGATCGATCCCGGCACGCTCACGGCCGATTTGAATTTTAGCGCGGCGTTGAAGGAGACGATATTGGCGGCGGTCATTCGCAATGAGAATGAGACCTGGACAATGACGCTGCCGTCCGGCGACGCCTCATCTTACAACGGACGCCTGAAAAGCCTGGGCATGGCCATTCCCATGCGGGGTTTAATGACGATGCCGATCGCGATTAAGTTTTCGGGCGAACCGAGCTTCTCAAGCTCGTCGAGCTCTTCGAGCTCGTCGTCGTTCGGTGGGTAAAGACGGTAGTCGGTTATTAACGATTGGTAATTAGTGATTGATAATTGGTAATTACCAATAACCAGTAACCAATAACCAGTTACCAGTAACCAGTTACCAATAACCAGTTACGGAGTAATTACATGGAATGGGCGACCAAGAAGGATTTTGACGAGGCGAAAGTGCCCCGTGAAACGGTCACGCTTTGGAACGGCAAGGCCGCATATGTTTACGGGTTGACCTGCCAGCAAAAGGACGATTACGAGAATTTTGTCATCTCAGTATCCGGCGGCAATCGCGAGGTCAAGCTAACAAACGCGAGGGCGAACCTGCTCGTATTGACGATCCACAATCAGCAGGGCAAACCGCTGTTTACCGAGGAGGACATCGGCAAGATCAGTACCTATCCCGTGGCTTGTATCGAGCCTATCCTGGATGTGGCGCGGCGCTTGAGCGGCATGGGTGCGGCGGAGATCAAGCAGTTAGTAAAAAACTCCGAGATAGCCCAGGCCGAAGATTCCGGTTCCGGTTAGCGGCAGTCCTGGGCTGGTCCGAGGCCGATGTCCGGCAGCGCATGAGCGCATACGAGCTGAGCTGCTGGCAGATTCTGGAGTCAATCGAGCCGTGGGGCGAAAAGCGGGCGGACTATCGAGCGGCCGTTCTGGCCTGGACGATGGCCTCTTGTTTTTCGGCTAAGGGAAGGCAACCGAAATTGGAACGGTTTCTGAAGCTCTTCGATTTTGAGCCGCAAGCCGATCGGGCTGAGCAGAGCGATGCCGAGATTTCGTTCCTATTCGATCAGATCAATGCCGCCACACGCTCGTCACAGCGAAAAAGGGGTAACAAATGATTGCTGAGGGCAAAATAATCGTCTACGTAGGCACACAGGTGGCAAGGATCGAAGATTACGGGGTAGTTCAATGGGCCTGATATCAGATATAGGTGTGAGATTTTTCGCCCGCAATGAGGCACAGCGGGGGATGCAATCGTTTAGCAGATCTGTTACCCAAGGCACCCGGCACTTACGACGGTTCGCCGGGGCCGCTCTTGCGCTGGCCGGCGTCGGCGGTTTTGGCTACATGATCAAAAGGCAGATGGAGGTGATCGATACAACGGCAAAGCTCTCGGATCGGATAAATATTAGCACTGAGGCGCTCATAGGCTTGCAGCATGGCGCCCAAATCAGCGGCGTTGAAACGGAGACGCTGAATAAGTCATTGGAGATAGCACAGGGTTTAAGAAGACAAGGTATTTCAGCGGATGTTGATCTTCTGAGGAGAGGTATGAGTAAATCATTGAAATATGCGAGTTCTATAAACGCTGATAAAATAGTTATAGTTGGGCCAAAAGAACTTGAAAAGGATTCTGTGATCATTAGAGACATGGAAAGCGGAGATCAAAGAATGGTAAAAATAAAAGACCTATGTCAAGAAATGACGAGATAACCGTTTTTTCTAGCTAAACATTAGTTAAATGATTCAT